CACCCGCGGCGAGATATCCGCCCTCATCTACCAAACTCTGGTAGCCACAAAGCGGGCCGAGCCAATTAACTCTCCCTACATCGTCTAAGGGAATTGGGAGACAAGGGAGAGGATAACTTGGGGTACAAAGAATCCCCAGTGTTAGAATTCTTATGGGAGGATTTGGCGATGGCTCACTTTAGGTTCTGTTAGGGGATACCGTGAAATTTCGGCACATTACCTATATATCAGGCTAAAGTCCCCTCAAGTTCGATTCTTGAGCCTTTCCTTATAGAATTGTTCGCATTGCTGCCAGTCCTGCGAGGTGGATTGGGTAGAAGTAGTAAAAAAATCTTTTTTCTACTGCCGTCGGTTTTCGGTCTTTAGCTGGTTTATGCCAAGCCAATATTAGTGGTGTCAAGATTCCGAACAGTTGAAGCAAGTATCCTGACGTTGTTGCGTAGATGGTATTTGTTACAATCCAGCTAATCCACCACATGCGATCGCCCTTGCCTTTTAAGTTAATCATCAGCAGCGGACACGCTATTGCATACCATCCGTAATCTATTCCCCAAAGTTGAGCTGCTACTAATCCTAATATCATTATTAGGATTTTTTTATGTCCTTGAGCCTTGTGAATTTGTGTAAATGTTACTATAATCAGTGCAAAGCTAATTAATATATTGAAATTTAATTTAAAGAACAGTATTGTGTAGGGAATTTGGCTAATTATTCCAAACAGCATCAGTCTAGTAATTAAAGGTTTAGCACTGCTCTCTGGCTCTTGCCGCTTCCAATTTTGAGCGAGCACCCATGCAAATAATGGAAAACTCAAGCGGCCGACAATCCTCATCGGCTCTGCTTCTAGCAAAAAACCTACGTGGTCGATTACCATTAATAACGTTGCCAACCACTTGATTTGATTTTGACTCATGCTGATTGTGCTCCGTTTAATTGATTGATGAATTCTGTGATAGTTTCCAACCCTTCTTCGGAAATTATATAAATCTTTTCTCCCTGTTTCCATTCAAAGCTTATTAATTTTTGCCCTATTAGCACGTTTAACCTTTTATAGATTCCAATCCTGGATGGTGGTTTATTTAGATTTATATCAGCTACTTTTCTTACAATATTTGACAGGGATAACTTGTTTTTGCGAGACAATACTGCCAGCACAAACACATCAACTCTACTCATAGCTTTTTTTAAATTACACTAGCTAGATTTTAGTAAACACCTTTCTTTAAAGCAATGGGTTGCCAAAAAGATAAGTGTGATTACCGTTGTGCTGTCAATCTATCTCCCAGAAGATAGATTTATTCATTGGGTAACAAAATGATTGAACTGATTTTAGCGGCTTCGATCGCAAGTACAACAATGCCGCCACCGCCACCGTCACCGGTGACTGCTACCCCAAAACCTACCTATACTCCTCCGCCTAAGCCTACTTATACTCCTCCTCCTTCTGAATCTTGGCGTGACAAAATGTGGCGGCGTTACAAGGAGAATTCTAAATAATGGCTGTTACCAAAGAGGGACGAGATTTCATTTCGAGCATTCTCAAGCTTGGAGATACCGGGCCTGAAACAACTGCTCGCCAGGGCATGAAGACAACCAGCGTTCCGGGTTATCCCGTGATTTTGTGTTGGGCTAGGTGGGGAGGTTCTGAACTTAATGCCTCTGGTAATAACAAAGCATTTTTGTTTTTGCCTTATCTCCAGACTGGTCAGATGCCGCTGACTAAATATAACGGTGCAACTTCTGTAGAGACTCCGCTTGATATGGTGATGTCCGAAGTTGTTAACCCCTACAACTGCAAGGTTGGCGTAACACCTTCGCTTAATGTCAGCAAGTTGGTTGAGGGTGAGTATTACAGCTTTGTTTTAGCTCTCAAGCCCGCTGCTGTTGCCAACGGTAATAATCCGACTCCTTATTGGGATGGATGGATTAAAGCAGTTGGTGTTACTCCTAGTGAGGTTTTCAAAGATTATTTTGCTTTGTTTAACGTTACTAAAACTCAGTGGACGAAGATAAAAGTTTCTCGCGACGGTGAGGAGGATGAGGAGGAGGAATTGGATGATACTCCTGACCACCACGTACAGCAATGATGATTTGATATCACTTATTGTTGAGTTTATTTGGGCTAATCTTTTTATTCTCTTGACTCAGTTTTTCTGTCTTGCGTTGATTCTTCGGATAGTTCGATTGTTTATTGATTGATGAGGTGCCAATGAATGTCCATCGACTTAATGGTTGTCATTCTCGCCGTTTGGCCGCACTTTTTATTGTTTTCGGTTGTGGTTTTTGGGTTTTGGGCGATACTTTCAGCCCTGCATTAGCAGGCGATCGCATTACTGGACCTGAAGCTGTTGCTAAGATGTCCGTTGTTCTTGGCAGTCCCGAACAGTTTGCCGAAAATATGAAATTGTCAACCCAGGATTTCATCGCTGACCATTTTGGCAGTATGGCTATTGCTTGCGCTTTTGGTATAGCTATTCGTATGAGGTCTTAATTATGTGGGGGCTGGTGCTTTCTTTATATTTGCTTGCTACTCCAACAAGTGCGGTTGATGCCATGAATTTTATTAAGGAGGATATTAAACCTGTAATTGAGTTTTCAATGGATTGGGCTATGAAGGCTGCATTGGCGGCTACTTCTACCCATGCGTTTATTGTTCTTGCCAAGAGGTTTATAGATTGATGAAAGATTTTATTGATTCAGTAGTGGCCGCTGCTGCAAGATACCGTATCAGGGTTGCGGTATTGGTGTTTTAAATCCCTGGTGTTGTAAATTCATTAGTCTGTGTGAACAAATGATTGAAGTAAAAGATCGAGTAGAAGATGAAGCCATTGTGGCTGATGAGATTTTTTCTATTGACCGCGACCAAGTTCGTAAGCTTAATGAGCTTTTTTGGAAAGTTGAGCACAGTAAATCTGCTCAATCTGTAGCTGTTACTGGTGCTGCTTTAGCTGCTGGTGGGGCTGTTCTCGGTGCTGGTGGCGCTTTTGCTACTGCTCCTGCTGCTGGTGATGCTGCTGCTGCTGCTGCTGCGTCGATCGCCTCTGGAGTTACCAATGCAATCAATATGATCAAGGCCATTGATGGTATTGGATTGGCGGCTTTTGGGGTCGCGCTCGCCCCGATGGGGTTCATGGTTACGCTTCGCGTGCTGAATATGGTTTTGAGCCGTGTTTAGTGCCTGAAGCGTAACCATTTTGTAAGGCGGTCGTTGTGCTTGGCGATCGCCTTTTAATTTAAAGGAGTTTAAATGTCTTTTACTGCCATTTACGGGCTTCCCGGTCGGGGTAAAAGTTTGCTGATGCTGCAGCACGGTTTGAGGATTGCTGAAAAGTACAAACTTCGGCTCGTAACTAACTTTAATCTCGACCCTTTACCTCTTGCTTATTACTGCAAAGTCAACAATTTAAAATGGCTTTGGCAAAATATACCCAAAGGCATCATTTATTATGTTTCCAGCAATAAGAATTTTGCTCAGTTTTTGCAAATTCGCAGGGCTGTAATACTGCTTGACGAAATGGGTCTATACGCTCCATCCGCGCAGTCTTGGACTTTGCCGGCTGAAGCGTTCAATGCAGTAGCTAACAACCGCAAAATGTGCCAGCATATAGTTTACGCGGCGCAGTATCCCACTCAAGTGCATTCTTCTCTCCATCAGATTTGCAGTGAAATTCTTTACGCTGAAGGAACTACTATCTGGAGTGAGGAGTTGGGTAACGAAAGGTTGCTTTTTAAGGACTGTCATTTGTTCATGCCTAGCGAGTTTGAGGTTTGGTTCAGGGACCCCAAAGTTCGCAAGAATCCTATCAAAGTTTGGGTTCTTGCTACTAAGCATTGGAAGGGAATTATTAGCGCTTTAGATAATCTTACTTTCCAAATTTATGACAGTTTTGGCTTGTTAGAGAAACAAGACGATAAAGTTTCTCTCAACAAACAGTTTGGCTATCAACCTTATATCATTGACTCTGCTTGTTCGATGGAATTGTCGGCTCAAGATATTTTGGATGAAGGATATAGTTTTTCTGAGATGGAGGAGAAATTAGACCAGTATTACAAAGCTGATAGGTTTAAGAAAAAGCGGATTTATGAAGCCAGCAACAACCATCCTTTTGTTGCTTGGAAATTAGAGGGTGACATTCCTTTTCCTGGGCCTCACATTTTTCAAAAAAGGTTGATTCCTTTATGGAATATGCTTCCTGCTGCGAGTTACCCTGGTTTGAAAAAGTTGGATTTACGAATTACTAAGGAGTGCTTGATTTGGGATAAACTAGATAAAGAGAGTAAAGAGGGATATAAAATAATGTGGAGGGTTTTTCTTGGATTTCTTTTTTGTTTCATTAGCTTATTTGTGGTTAATACTTTTCTGGCAAGGAATCCTTTGTTAGTATTTGCTTGCTGTGCAGGTTCGTTTTATCTACCCATTCAAATGGTTAAATGATATGGAATATTTACCTCGCAATATTAGAATTGATTGGTTGCGTTTTCAAGTATTGAGTTATCATCCCAGTATGTTCCGTCAGATTCAGCGCATTCTTGGTTTGCCTTTTGAGAGGAAGCAACAACAACTTCAAGATGCTCGTGATACTAATATTCTTGCCTTAAACAAAATTTGGCATGAAGTTTATGAATTTCAGGGTAGTTTGATAGGTACTTGCTATCCTGCTGCTGGTAGTCATGAACCTTACAAGCATTTTGTTGACCTTAACGGGTCTACTCTTGCGGGTGTTACTTTTGATAAGGTTGCAGCTCTTTTAGCTTTTTGTCAGCTTGAAGAAGAATTTGTTGCTAATAGAATTGATATTGCACTTGATTTTCCTGTTCAAGCTCCTCGATTATCGTGCCGTTACTGGGAGGTTTTTTTAAGTGATAATTTGTTGGTTGGATATCGTTCTATCCGTCGCATTTCTAATATTGGCAATAATCGCCCTGGCACTACAGTATATTTAGGTTCTCGTGAGTCTGAGCGTTTTGTTCGCATTTACGATAAAAATATTGATGGGGTAGATTACGATCGCCTTGAGATTGAATTTAAGCGCTCTCGTGCTCAGTGGATTATGCAGGAGATGGTCGCTTGTCCTGTTGATGAGCTGCCTAAATTTTTAAACGGTGTGGTTTGCGGTCAAATTAATTTTTCTAGACAGCGTGAAGATATAGAGTTTTTTAAAGATTACAAATACGGGCCGATATCTGTTCCTGCCCCGACGCTTCACTTGGATATTGAGCGGTCGATCGCTTTCATTGAGAAACACTGCGCTACCTTGGCGATGGTCGAAGAGTTTATGGGTTTGGAACGTTTCGACAAATTTATGCGATCGATGTTGGCGGCCGGCAAGTTGCGGATGAAACCGCGCCACAGGTCTATTCTCCACAATGCCAAGTTTTTGGGAGTGACTGCCCTCGGAGTTTTTTTGATGTTGGCTCAGACTCCTGGGGCGATCGCTGGGGGTTTGACTTGTCCGGTTCCGGTGCCGCTTTCATTTCAGATGAGCCAGAAATTTCCGATCGACATCGTGCAACCTACGCCGGCAGAACAGGCTTATTTTGACAACATCGGTGATGGTTGCTTTCAAATTAATGCCGGTTTAGGCTTTCAGAGCATTTGCTTACCTGGAATGATTGTCAACGCTCTCAAGCCGTTTGTAATTATGGGCTTAGGAATTAAGTTTATATTTAGTGATTGAGTATGTTTCTACTTCCTTTTTATATCGCTACTGTTCCACCGCCGCCAACTTATACTTGGTGCGTTTTTGAGATGATTCAAGTTAATACAAAAGAGATGATTTCGACAGCTTACGGGATGGGCAACGTGCCGCCGGGAACTGATTTGACTGGGCTTTGTCAGGCATTTTACACTCGCGATATACGTGCTGAGGATAAGCCCTTGGAGCTTGTTAGTTCTAGTGGTAGTCAGTCACAAGCTAATCCTGATGCGTTTTGGTTGTCTAATACTTGGCGGCGACCGTTGACTGCTGGTGAACTTGAACAGTACGATTGTTTGCTCAATAAAAGCGGTGGGCTTGCTTTGTCGGATAAAGTTTTGGATTTAATGCCAAGTTCTCCCAATTCGATACGCATTCCTGCTTTGATGATTAGCGCGATTGATTCTGTCAATTCGCCGATTATGCGGTACGCCGCGGTGGTTATGTATAGCACTGGATTACCCGTCATGCTTATCGCCGGTTTGGTTAAAGCTTGGCGGCTAGCGAGTAGGAGGTAATATGCTGCTTCGCTTCGCAAAACTAGCTGGTGGGTTGAGATTGTTGATTGCTGAAGTTGCGCCGCTCCTTGTGGTTTCTGCTGCGTCGCTCAGTGCGCGATCGGTGGCTTATTTAGTCGGTTTTTCTCTTGGTTCGATTGGTGCTACATTGTGGCCGATTGTTACAGTTTTAATAAGTATTGCTGGGATACTTTATCCTGCTTCTCAAGAAGAATGCGATTCTTATTATGCACAGGTTTATGAAATTTCTCAGAGAAATTATCAAAAGGATGAAGCTGCGCGTGCTGAATGTTTGGCTCAGGGATATCAAGGTATTTGTAATGAGGAGGGGGGGCATTATAATTTATATACTCCTGAACCTCTACCTTGCACTCCACCAGACTGTAACGGCAAGAAAGTTTGGCTACAAACAATTTGGGCAAGTCCTTCAGAGTTTGCATCACAATCTAAAGGTTGTTTTTTGATTGGCTATTCTTATAATGATATTGATGGTTTAAAGATTGAATATAATCCTTTTAAGATTTCTGAGCCTTTTTTGATGTCTCGTGCATTAAATCATCATTTAGTTGCTGGTATTAGATTTAAGCAGTTGAAGGATGACGAATGGAAGGATTTAGAAAGTTCTTCAGGATGGGATAAAGGGTATTGGTCTTCTGAATTTACTGATGTTGAATGCAGGGGTTGGCGCCCTGGATGGAGTAACAAGGTGAAATAAAATGCTTAAATTGTTTTTTAACGGTTTAAAGGTTGGATTAATTGTTAATATTTTCGTTACTATTTTTGGCTTACTGCTTTACACTTTGATAATTGAAAATTGTTTAACTAAACCTGTTGATTCGTTTGAATTGCCCTTAAAACTAGGTACGATTGTAGATTCTGTAAGATTATTTGAAAAGCTCACGCCTAATATGCAGCTTAGGAAGTCTTGGCAAAATATTCAGAATAAATTTAGTTATTTCGTTATTGAGTATCAACTTCGAGAGGATTTTTATCATCATGAATCGCCTCGACTAATGAAGTGGTGTAAAGAAAATGATTGTGTTGCTCATCGGATAAAATTTTTAGATAGTCGAACAAACCAGTTTAAAACATTTACTTTGGATGATTTTTTCACTAATATTTACTTAAATAATCATACAGAGTACGAAGATTTTCGATTAAAAGTATTTCTAAAAAGTTTACCCACTGGCTCGACTGTTGTGGTTAGTGAGCCGTTTAGTTCGTTCGATCGCCCTCAAGTTTTCCAGAAATTCTCTGAATGGGTTTTAGCACTGCGTTCTCAACATCCTAAGCTTAAATTTGAAATTGGATTGCAGGTTCATTTGCAATGGGCTGATGCGTTTTGGTTCAAGAATTACTGGATATTAGAAGAGTTATCTCAGTTTTCTAAAACTCATTCTTACCCCTGGGGTGTAAGTGAATTTTCAAGTTATGACCAAATTTGGAAGCGTCGGATTCGAGGTCGCAGCGTTGCCGATCGCCTTTTCTATAAAATTGAAGGTTTAATCCCCCGTTGGCTTCGTCGCGCTGTTGTCTTGCACGGCAGTTATACAATCCACCGCCAGGCTGTAAAGTATGGTGCGGTGCGATTTACCGAGTGGGGCAACATTCAACAAACGGCGTGGTTTGTTAAGGAGATTGATGCTGACTACGATTCAAACTATGAATTGTTTGACAGTTCGGGTGTTCCGACTGCTTTTTGGTGGGCTGGAATGAGGGGGTTGAAAGATGGGCAAAATTAGATATCATTAAATTGTTGTGTCATTTTTTGTTGCTATGTTTTATATGAAGCCTGACACTAGAGTATTAATAGGTAATGTAGGGATTCCTAATGCTTTAATTCATCAATATGTTGCTACCTTGTGCTATCAAACCACTGAACAGTCTGAAAATAAATTTATAGATATTTCTCTTTCTCAGGAACAATTGCAAGGTTTAGTTCAAGCAATTTCTGATTATTTACGATATATTGAAAAATATCCTGTTATTGAGAATAAAGAGTTTAAATGAAGAAAAAATCTGTTTATAAGCGAAAATTAGTTCGGGTTTTGAAATCTATATTTTTAGAGATTGATAACTTACCTGTTTATACGGCTGATGAGGCTTGCAAACGAATTGTAGAAATATCTTATAAAAAATTACTTAAGTGATAAACCGATCGTAATGTGAAAACGTGGGCCGGGGGGGGAGCCGGGTTATGGCCCGCCCTCCCGGCCGCGCCGGTAAGATTTAAAGGCGCCGCAGGCAACCGGGGTGAGTAATACCCGGTATAACCTAAAGAAGTTGACATATAGATACTATGTCTGATAAAATTCTTCACTTAGTTTTATATTTTGTATGAAGAGACAATATTGTTTTTTCTTTCAGCGGATTATTCGTCTCAAGCAGGAACGTGATTTTTACCGCTGGCAGGCTTGCTGTTTGGCTTGCGCGCTCAAATACTATCAGGGTCGCAGAAATTAATGCTCTGAAGCGTTCAGCGCGGGTCTGAAGGCACTCGCAGTTATTTGAACCCTCCAAGCTGTTTCCCGTCCGATTTTTAGGCTTTCTTTGGTGAAAATAAATATCCCTCGTTGGAATTGATGCTTGTGCGGCTTCGCACCGGTTAGCTCTTTGATTTTGGAAGTGGGCAACAAGATTATGTGGTTCGCCGCATATTCCAGTGCCTTGTAGTTTGCCAGCGGGTCTCGATCGGCGGCGAAGTGGCGGGCGATTGCTTCCACCAATTGCAAGATTTCATTGAAGTTGTCCAGTTGTCCAGTGGGTTTGTCCAGTTGTTTGGTGGAATTGTCTAGTTGTCTGCTAGATAAAGATTCTACATCCCTTGGAAACTCCCAGATTTTGGCTCCTGGATTGCTTTTCATGAATTTGTCCAGTTTGTCCAGTTCGTCTAGTGCTTGACTGGATATTTCCCCGCGTTTGACTGGATTGATTTGTAGCGCCTTCATGCGATCGTACACGGACTGTTTGCTGGCCAAGCCGTAGCGAGTTTGCAGTTCTGAGATTTTCATTGGCTGATGATTTCTAAGATTTTACTGATTGGTTCTCCGATCGCGATTGCCTGATATGCGGCTCCGAATTTTTGTTTTGGGATGTATTTGCTCCGCTGAATTTTTCCTTCCAGCCAGCGGTAACTGTAGTAGGGGCCCGTACATCCTGTTTGTCTGTGGCGGATTGATTGTTGTTTGCCGTTGGTTCGGATTTTGTAGTGATAGTCTATCCAGCCGTTTGATTTGTAGGCTGTTCCGCTGTGTATGTTTGAATCCTCCACAACGGACTCGGCAGTGACTGTTGAATTCTCTACAACGGACTCGGCAGTGATTGCTGAATCCTCCACAACGGACTCGGCAGTGGTTGCTGAATCCTCCACAACAGGCTCGGCAGTTAACTTGACTTCCTCTGGATATAAAAAATCCCACTGATTGATGTGGGGATTCCAGAACTTCAGGCTGCCGTTTGTTGGGTGTACTTGATGGATTCGGAAAACTTCGCCGCGTTTAACCCATGCTGCCACTGCGGGCTTCCGTCGCACTTTTATCCAGTCGCCGGCTTTGTACGCGCTCCCGGTCGCGGCCTTTGTGTCAAACAGTGAAAGCTGGTTACTGTTCATGTTTTATTGGGCGGTCGCATTCGGGGTTCCATCCCATTTCTAGGATTTCGTAAGTTTTTGGATATTTCTTGAAAATTTCTTGCAGTTGCATTGCTGTTGAGATTGCAATTTCTGTAAATTCGCTGGTGGCGTTTGGGTGTCTGCTGGCGAGCTGGATGTGCGTAATCATCGCAAATACTGCAATTTCAGGTAATTTGACGCTTGCAGGCTGCGATTCTTTGATTTTTTTGAGTTCGGCGGTAAATGCTTTGATGTCTTCTTCTTCGCTGTTGCAGTAGTTCATTTGTAGTAATGCAGTCAGTAAATAAGTGCCGGTCTCTCCCGGCTGTATTTCACCACTTTGATTGTCCTGGCGACTTTCTTGCCGTTTCCGCTAAGCCAACGGTTAGAGTCCTTCGGGTATCAACGGCTTTCCCGATTTTGCGGCTTGTGCCGAGGATGCTAATTTTCGGACCTGGCAGGTGTCGCCAGTAGTTTTGTGCCGGTCTCTCCCGGCTGTCGCACCACTTTGATTGAGAAAGGTTTTTTGAACTTTCCGGCCCTCATATCCTGTCCGGTGCAGTGTGGGATATCAAAGTTCGTTTCCCACGAACGCAGCAAGTGGATTTATCTCCTGGCAGGTGTCGCCAGTTTTTTTTTGATTGCTACTGATTAAGCTTCCTGGGCTTATCAGTCAAATCGAGTTGCAGTCTTGGTTGCAGAGTTTTTCATATTTTTTCATGTGTAACTTGAGTTGAGGAAAAGCTGCCGTTGTCCCACTCGGCGGCTAACAGTTTCAGAGAACCCGGTGGTGCGGGGGTTGGTTAACTGCGATCGTGCATTTTTTTCAAGAGTTCATAGTTTTCAGGTAAGTCTTCTATTTTTTCAATGCCTAATTTTGTAGCCATTGCTTTTATTTCAATCAAGCTATAGTCTCCGGGTATCCCGGCTACATCTATGTGCATTGATTTTGCCAGAACTTTTAGAGATACTCCTAGCCTGCGACCTACTAAGACAGCGTTGTCGAATCTGGGAACAATTTTTCCGGCAACCCATGAATTGATGGTCACTTCAGCGATACCACAATCCTTACTTAACTGTCTTTGAGTAGTTTTGGCTTGGTCTATTAGTCCCTTCAATGTGACTTCTTGGCTGTTTTGATTTTTGGTTTCTGGATTCATATTAGCATGAATCCATAGTTTAATATTGACAGATGGAGACTTTCCATATTAAACTATGGATAGGTAGATACAACATAGGTGTCCAGCTAGCTTCCGGGTAGTTGCCCGCTGGACTCCTGCGTTTAGTCTGCCACGACTGCATTGAGATACCCCTGTAACTTTGGCGCTGGGCTTGCGTTAACCCTCAAGCCCTTTCCCTTAAACTATGTACACCTACACTGCTATACAGCTAGAACACAAGACCTTTGGTGAGCTTAAAGCGATCGCCCGCGAGCTCAATATTGTCCCGACAGGCGATCGGCGGTGCCGCCAAACTTGGATTGATGTGCTTGTTGGCGTTGAGCTTCCGCTCCTGGCGTTGATTGAAACTTCCCCCGGCGCACAAATCGAATCAGTCCAGGAGCCGATCGAACTAGCGGCCAAAACTTCCCCCGGTGTCACTTTTTCTCTTGCGTTCTTGGCTCGCTATTCTCCACCGCAGCTTCAAATTCACTTTCACTCTGATTCTGATGGGCAACTGAGCTTGCTCGATTTTGAAGTGGAATCAACCAACGAGCCGCCAGACCCCGATGATTTTCATTGCCTTGATGACTTTTATCAGGCGATGGCTGTTTGGGATGCTGAGAATCTTGAGCCTTTGGAAATTTCCTTGGATTCTATGATTTACTGGGCCCCTTGCCCGGAGGAGTGGTATTGGCCGCCTCAATCTGAGGATGTAAAGTTCTGTCCTTGCGGTGCTGTTCCTGCAATTCTTTGTGATGGCAACACTGTTACTCACCTTTCTCCTGATGGTATTGTTTTCGTGCCTTGCTACAAGCAGCAGTTAGTCGAGGGTGTTGCTGGCGCTCGTTCGCCTCCAGGAGGTGATGCTGTCTTTTGATTTCCACTTCCATCTAGCTTGCTATCTTGCTCCTTTGTGCGATCGCCTTTGAATGAAGGAAGAAAGGGCGATCGCTTTTTTACCAATTACCAATTACTGCAATGACTATCCTTAGAATTTCGGTTCCTGTTTACTCTAAAAATTGGCATACTCTTTCCGAGCGAGGCGTTCTTGAGGTCGCTACATCTTCAGATATCGATACCCTTTCTGAGTCTTACGAAAAACTTAAGCCTCAGATTGCTCAATTGATGGCTGATTGTCAGTCTGAATCGCAGATTGTGGTCGAACTTAAGCAAGTTAAGAATGAACTTCTTCAAAAGAAAAAAGAAGTTCAGCAACTTTCTTCAAAGATTCAGAGAGCTAATAAACAGTTGGAACGATTGACGGCTTTTTTAGCTGCTTTTGGTATTCGAGCTTCGGATATCAATTTGAATATTACAACTACTGCTATTTCTCAGTTTAAACCTGTTGAAGTTATTGATGCCTCAGAATATGAGGAAGATGACGAGGAGGTGGAAATAGATCTCATTCCTTTTGATTCTCAACGTTCTTCTCATGAGTTTTGA